AGCCGCTCGATGGAACTGTTCGAGACGATCTTTTCCACCGTAGATTTTTCCCTTCTTGTTGAGAAGCTCTTTTCGGCGAAGGAAAGCTGATTCAATGTGAAGTAGGAATTGTTCGTTAGTCATTTTAGGCTCCTTCAAATTGGAGGGAGGAGTAATCACTCCCTCCATTTAGATTGTTTAATCGTTAAACGAACTTAGAAAGGTGCTCCATCGGTACGAGGGCCTGAGCCGGCTGAAGGCTTTCCAACATACTTGGCGACCGTTGTCTGAAGACCATACTCGTCAGAATCCTTCGGCTTGCCAGTAATCAGCCACCCCTCTAGACCATTCAGATCATCTTCGAGATCAAAGGGGCGAGAGTAATCAAGGCCGAACGCTTCAGCGAAAGTGCGGAATTTACGGAGGCGTTAAGGTAATCCTTCTCGCTCATCTTATCCTTATTCTCCAATCCCCAGAAGAAGTCGCTGAACTCTCTTGCCAGCGGCTCATCAGGCGCATCGAAGCTGACGGAAAAATAAGAGAAGCCGTAATAGTCACTTCCCTCTTTCTCCACCTCACCTGTACGAACTCCAATGATCCGAGCACGGACCTCGGTACCTTTCTTGATGGCAGTCGGTTCAGGTGCATTCTTGATTTCGTTTTCCATTGAACTGTAATCGGTTAAAGCCATTTTAAATCCTCCTTGTTAGTTGTTTGAAGTTGTTGTGGTTCCGAAGTCTTTTGCCTCTTATGCCAGTTACCTCCTTTCTAATTCATCTAGTAGTCGTTGTTCGAGTTTGTATTCTTCAGCGTTAAGACGAAGCTGTTCAGCCTGCTCAGGACATTCGAGAGAGTGTCTTAGGCTTTCTTGATAAGCTTCAAAGAGTTCAAGTTGTTGGTTCATTCTGCACCTCCTCCTTATTCTCAAGGATTTCCAATAACTCAATAAGAATTTCTATGACTTCCTGAGCGTTTGCTCTATGTTGAATGTTATATAACTTGATACGTAGCTTTGTTAATTGCTCTTGTGTTGTAATCATCTTTCACCTCCAGTTCGTTTATGAATTAAACAAACTTAAAACTGCAGTCTTGGTTTATCTTCATAGTTGAATCCGGCTTTCTTTAACAATGCTTTGATGTCGGGAGGCTCAATTGCATTGAGAAGACCATTGGCCTTGAGTCTTGAACGGGCTACGTATTCACCTAAAGAGTCGATCAACATCTCTCGTTTGACCTCTCCAGAAATTCGTTTTCCAGTGATAACGTAGATCTCGTCAAAGAGTAAAGGGATTGTGACGACAGCCTGGCCGGTTGTATAGAATCGGTATTTGACTTCATCACGAACTATACCTGTCTTGGAATCGACTGAGATTACTTTCCTCTGCTCACGAAGATGACCTGTGAGAATGAAGTCGCAGGGGAGGTTCATGAGTTTGCGGAAGTAGTTAATCATTTCAGTTTTTTGTGGGACGTAGTCGACTCGCATCTGAGGAGATTCACCTTGGCGGCCCTTTGCAGCTAAGCCGAAGTTCATCACAGCCATTCCAAAGGTGGTTGAAGAATCAAGGCAGTAAGTACCGAATTGCTTGAAGTAGCCAATGTTGAACCTTACATCTGTCGCTTTCTTCCAATCTGCATAGGCTTTGGGATTGAAAGGGTCGTCGTCTTCGTAGCGTGTATCAGCTATGATATCACCTGAATCAATTAAGTCACGAAGACCCTTCGTCCCACCAGGATCGAAAGAATCAATGTGAACAGGACGACGAGCAGTCCTTAATAGATACGTTTTTCCAGCGTTTGTTCCTCCAGTGATTAAAGCACTGAAGCGCCTTTGAAGTGGATCACCAGCATAAAACTTTCTTACTCTATCTAACTCCGCTTGAGCATCGTAGGCCATCTTGTTATCCTTTCATTCCTTTAGGTTTATCTACCCACATCATCTGTGGTTGAAGAGGTTTGTTAAATGTAAGCATTGAATGCCAAATCTTACCTGTGAAGGCAATCTTAATCCTTTCTATCCAAGTAAGTTTCCAGCAGCATATTACCTGACCCCTTGCATCATTAGGTAATTTAAATGCTGGAAGAGGCCAGTATTGAGGTTGGTCTTTAGCATAGATTACATTTTGTTCTGGAAATTCAACTATCTTCATAACTACCTCACATCTGAAATGTTAAGTCCTTCTTAACTGTAGATTCTTTTGCTGAAGGGTCCCAGAAACGCTGGATGAATCCTAATGGTGGTTCATAGCAACGACGAAGAGGATTCTGCCATGCTAGACAATAGTCATGAAATTCACAGCCTCGGTAATCGCTACAGGCTTTAGGATTCATTCGGAAGGCCATTAGTACTTCATCACCCTCAGATGATTGACTCAGCCGATCCATATCCCTTTCAAGTTCATCCAAGATGTCGTTTACTGTCCATAACCAAGTGTTCATTTGATCTGGAGTTTTGAAAGCTTGGACGTGTCGAGTAGTGGCGTGATAGCCAGCCGGCCGATTAGCACTTCCACGCTGGAGATACTCGAAGCCAGTTTTGATAAACTCAACACCTAAGACCTGTTCAATAGGAAACATGCAATAGAGACAGTGGGTGTAAGTTCCATTCTGGATACCTAAGAACAAGTCACGGTCCCAACGAGTGTCATGAATCCACTTACCAGATGTTGTCTTGTGGTCCCAGGAACAAATCATTCCATCTTCTTTTCGCCTAATAACCGAGTCCATTCGATAGTGAAGGACGCGCTTTTCGTCAACTGGGACGGTTCCAGAAATTTCAGTCATCTTCTGGCCATCAAGGATTACCACTTCATTGTCAATGAGATCACGTGAATAAAGCTCTGCGAATTGTCTTAGACAGTGCATTACAGCGGTAGGTGTCTTTGGGAGATAAAGTGGATCAGATTCAGGAGCGAATTCCTTTCGATAGACATTAAGGAATGCTTCGTATGCACCTTGAATATCATCGTAGCCGTTAATTAGTTGATGTTCCCTAGCATGATGGAAAGCATCACCGAAGACTAAGTCATGCTCCGGCATGTCCAAAGACCACCCAAGCATGTAGTGGAAGAAGAAATACCGATGACAGCGGATATAGTCATCTAGCTTGGAGGAGTCTTTTATGTCATGAGAAGGGTGGTAGGGAATAGGAAGGCTCATTCCTTAACCTCCTTCATCTTCTCATGTCTGGCTGAGCCGGCTAAGAAGCCAATAGTGATCTCAGTAGGCAGAAGGACATCCTTCGGAAGGTAAATTGCTCCAGAGATTGGATCACCAGGTTTGCCAATAGTCCAGCGTTGACTTGTGCCGGTTGAAGTTAGGTCGATCTTTGCAAGAATCGAAGGTAGCTTTTCCATCTTTCATTCTCCTTTCTTAATCAAGTGAAGGTCCATTAGTTCTTGGGTTAACTTGACTATACGTTCTCTTTGATCATTTAATACTGAGATCAGATGAGATTGAAGATCTTTATCAGGAGGTACACTCATTGTAACAAGCGCATCCTCCTCCACTTTCTCAAAGTCTTTTCAGTTATCATCTTTGACCTCCTTAGCAAGTTTGATCATTAAATCTACAGCCTCTTTAGCTGTATAGGTATCTGTACCGCAGGTAGAAGTTATCTCAGATACAGTGCAATAGTACCTAGGATTTTTATCTACCCATGAACAGTACTGTTTGGTTAAAGAAGCTGATTTACCAGGGAAGGCTTTATTCAGCTTATTGAACGCTGCTAGTTCTTCTCTCTTAGTAGACATTCTTATTCTCCTTTCGTTGGTTAGTGATAAATTGTTCATTATGGATATAATAATACACCTTCGAGGAAATGTCAAGCACTACAAAATTTATAGTACAACATTCCTCTCAAGGTACAATCCATCTTTAAACAGCAACAAGTTCAACTTCCCATGCTTGTGAGCGAAGATAGCGCAGGCAATAGCATTCATCACGTTCAGCGAGCATGGAACGATGAAGTCGTTCTCCTTAGAGTCCTTCATGACTTCGGTGAAAGTCCTATGCATTGAGTTAACAGCATAGCGATTCATAGAACCTTCGCTGAGAAATATTATCTTGCCGTACTTCTCAGCTGGACCAAAGTCATGAGAACTCTTGTTGACAATGAAGACATTTTTTTCAATAGGCATTGCCTATCCTCCCATTTCAGAGTCTGAACCATCATCTTTGATATCGTGAGCGGGAAGGGAATTGCTCATAGCTTTGATTTGATCCAAGACAGATGAAGGAGCAGTTGTGGTCACTTCATCATGCTCAAAGCGTCGATCGCGAAGGTTATCAGTTCCGATCATTCGAGAAGGGCGAATGCTCTCTCCTTCGCTTATGTTAGACTTACCATGAAAAGACCTACCTGTCTCCGTCCCAGACGGTTTAAGTCCGTTTAACGATTGAACGAACTTATCCACTTCACCTGGAGGTAAAGGTGCAGCGAGATCGAGTGTTGAAGGATCGACTGGTGTCTCCAAGCATTCATGGAGTTGGACCAAGTCGATTATGGTTCCTAGGTTTGGCAAAGCCTTACGGATTAAGGTAAGACGCTGACCGCAAGAGGCGCAGTAGAGTTTCATCGTTCAGATTCTCCTCTATGATCTTCAAAGGTCCCATTGTCTTCTTCATCTACAGGAATACTCACAGTCACTTTGAACATTTCGTAGGTTTTGGCTGAAGGGTTGACTTCATCTACTGTACACGTTACAGATGCACCAATCTCGATCATGGCTGCGACTTCGGAGGAGAACTTTTTAGGGACGTAGCCGAGGAACATTGAGGATAAATATTCCCAACCATCTTCTTCGATTTCATCACTTGTTTTATATATGATCTGAATAGCGTTTGGATCGAATCTATTTGTTGGTTCAGGAACTAGTGAAAGTGTATCTCCTACCTTCACTTCTCCCAAAGCATCTCTGATTTGATCCTTAGGTCTAAACTGCACACCTGCAATAAAGAATTGTCTTTTCATCTTTCTTCCTCCTTAGTTATTAGTTAATTACTTCTAAATCAAAACACCCTTTAGGTATCTTCTTATTAGTCAAGTGCTGATAGTGAACTATGGCACTTTTACCTGCCAGCTGATCTCTTATCAGCCAGAGCCTTGCTTTCTCATTATCATCTAAACCAGCACTTACTGAGAAATTATCACAAGTTTGAGAAGACATGATAAGTGAACCAATTCGACCTTTCGGCTGACCGGTTATTGAAATCTCCTCATTCCAGCCTACTATCTTGTAAATATCCTTTTGCTTAGGCTTAAATTTCATCAACCAGATTGACCGTTTATCCTCATAGTTATTATAAAGGTGACGGATTACTATTCCCTCAAATCCTTGCTTAATCACCTTATCATAGACAGCTTTAACTTCAGATAACGAGTTACATATCCAATAAGGAGCAACCTTGATATTAGGAGGTAGATTGGATAGAGTGTTTAAGATCTGCAGCCGTTCCATCTGGCTTCCTTGTACCTTAATATCAAAGACCCAGAATTCAAGTTCTTTATAACGAGGATGGAGATTAACAGTGCGAGAGGCGATAGAATGGATTAAGTCATGATCGCCTTCTTTATGAAGGTCGTGGTTGTATAGTTCACCATCCCAAGGAAATTTATAAAGGCCTGACTGATTCAACTGTTCAATAATATGAGGGACGCTGAAGTATAGATTCTCTTCACTTGTGAGAAGGAAAGCGTTTGATTCGGAGGGATCATTGCGTGCTCTATCACCATCGAACTTTGGCTGAACAATGTAAGGAGGATTCCATTTAGCAAGACGATGCTCTTCAAATGGAACACACTTCATTATACCTTTCCAACGATGAGAAAGGAATTTAGATTCTTGAGTCATTAGCTTTTGCTCGCTTTCGTTTGTCGTTCATCAAGAGGAAACTCTACACATTGTTAAAGTTCAAAAGAACCCTTCTGCAATCGGTATGAGTTTTGCGGCCCAGCCGGAGATTACTCACAGTGATATGCAGAAGGGCTCGAAAGGGTTATTACTTCTGCGCTGCCTTGGCCTGAAGCTCTTTCAACATCTCCTTCTGCTTCTCCGGCGATGCAGTAGCGAACATGGCGAGGTAAGCCTGGACCGGATCGACCTTAGCGCCCTTCACAGCCACGCCCATCTTTGCAGAGCCGAGAGCTGCCTGAATCTGTTCCTGAGTCTCGCCTTTAAGCAACCTTGCACGGATGTTGGACTGAAGCGTAACGATCCAGTTCGACTCAGCATTGCTTTTGACTGCTTTCTCGCCGAACAGTTCGATCATCTCGGCGACGGTCGTGCCAGTCTGAACAGTGATAGAGATAGGTCCAATCTGCTTCCTAACAACTTTGTCTCCTTCTTTCTTCTCCGGTACCTTTGCTTCGAGTGTCAAGTTTTCCATACTACAAATCCTCCTTCTTGGTTAAGGGTTTATGGGCAGTTCGTTTGATGATTAAACGAACTAATGACGGATAGTGAATTTAATAAGCAGTGGGTTTCATGCCAGATAGCCTCCTTTCATAATCTTTCATCGGCCATGTTGATTCTTATTGTGATTACAATCATACATGAACTATTGACCAATGTCAAGGTAATATTTGGTACATTTGCTTCCAGTTAGTCAAATGACACCTCGATTTTTGTCCTCGGTGCTCCTGTAGATCTTGAAATGAACTGTGGGATGTAGATAACCATGAAGTCTGAATCGCCTTCTTTTCCATGTTCATAGCGATCGCCTCCACCCTTCTTTGCCTGTCTTGTAAGTGTGAATATAAGCTTTTTCATTCTATTTCTCCTTTTCATTGATAGTTATTAGATTATACTCTTTTTAATTCCTCTATTGTCATTCCTGTTAAGTCTTTAACTTTTTCGCAGGTGAATCTTGGAACATATTCTCCTTTAAACTCATTGGCATAAGATAAAGGCCATTTATAATCACTCTTTAAAATCATTTCGAGTCCACAGATTCTATCTGCTTCTTCTTTGGTAGTTACTACACCAATAGGGATAAATCCATAGGCGTTTCGATTCTCCATAGGATCTATCCATAATTTGCTGATAATATACATGTTAAACCTCCTTTCCATCTTTCATGATCCAAAGTACAGGACCACGCTTCTGTGCTCTCACCTTGAATTTGACTGAGACCTTCCTACATAGACAATTACAAGCCCTTCCACAGATAAACTCGAACTTGGTAATGGTCTCTGCGGTGAACAAGTGCTCACGGTCCTTCTAAGGTATTCGACGTTTTCTTATGGCTGGCATAGTTAGGCTCCTACGAGTAGACAGCTATATAATCCACTCTCTCACCAAAGCAGAAAATACATAACCTTCCCTTTTTTTCTTCTGCTTCTACAAAAGCTACCCAGTTGATTCCTTTTCCTAATACAATAACTCCTGTTTGACGATATACTCTCTGACTCATAATAATTCTCCTTTCTTAATTAGTTAGACTCCTTCCAACTCGTTCCAAGGAACAATTGGTTCAAGTTTCTTATCTTCATTGAATGGTCTAATGCCTATGCACCAACAAGGATTGAGAGTGTTAGGTGCATAACGTAGAGCCTCGTCGGCTGACATTGGAATATAGACCCAGTCCCATCCTCCACCAATAGGACTAATGGCTCTTATCTCAGATGACTCTATGGAGATAGTTATCATAGCAATATCTCCGGCAGATGTTCGATGATTAAGTAGGCAATCACTAAGGCAATCATAAAACCAGCGAGAAAGCCTGTAGTGAAGAATTCAATTGCGTCTATTGAGTTATAGCGTTTCATCGAAGACCTCCAGAAACCTTGCCTGAGTGTAGGCTACTTCGGATTCGTTTCTGATGATAACGTCGAGAGGTTCAAGCTCATAGCGCTTCCAATATGATACTACAAAGTAATGAGGTTGCATTATTTCTACTACTTCCCATGGATTTCTACGTTGCATATAGCCGCCTGACTCTTCTTTATGTACCATTACTCCTTTATCACCTGAAACTAGATTATAGGAACTATCTAGTACTTTAACCAGCATTCCTCTTTTAACTTCATTCAAATTCATTTTCTACCTCCTCTTCAACCTCTTCTTGTGTAACAGTTAACTGAATGCCGAGTTTCTCAGCAATACCTTTGATTTGGTCCAGCGTTAACTCAGGTTGCTTTTTCTCCTTACGTTCTCCCTGAGCTGGAATCTTCTTCAGCCGACCGTCTATTAATGCGAGTGAGTAGTCAGCATTTCTGAATCGGCTGAGCTTTTTAAGGTAATCAGATTCAGCCTTGTAGTAGGCATCCTTTAGCAGCGATAACTTAACAAAGGCCTCTTCTGCTTCTTTCTGAAGTTGGTTTACTGATTCTTTGTCCATAATTAACTCCTTTCATTTTGAGTTTGTTTAATGGTTAAACGAACTTTTACAACACTAAGTAAATG